TATTTTATATGTGGCTTACCTTATCAAATAAGTGTACTTGAAAATCTACTATCTCGTGAGCAGTTACAAGATGAAATGAGTGAAGCAGATTATAATGAACTTGTACAACAGATGGAAATGGAATGCTTATGGTTTGGTGATACAGATGGAAGCTTATTTAAATTTGATGAATTTGGGAAATGTAGAAAAATTAAAAATGCTTTCTATCCACTTAAATTCTATAACGACAAAATTAGAGTTCCATCAGTAAGTGCTGCCGAGAAACGAATATTATCTTTGGACGTTGCTTTAATGGCTTCATCAAAGAAAAAGAAAAACGATGCTGCTGCATTTTTCATTAATAATTTAGTTCAAACTAATCAAACTTCGTATCAATCAAATCCTATATATGCAGAAACATATGAAGGTTTAACAACAGATGAACTTGGTATTATTGCTATGAGATACTTTTATCATTACAAATGTACTGATTTTGTGCTAGATACGAATGGTATAGGTCTTGGAGTATATGACTTTATAATAAAAGACCAATACGACCCGGAGACCGGAGAGACATATAAGGCTTTAACTTGTTGTAACGACCCTGATATGGCGGCTCGTTGTAAAGTTAAGGATGCTCAAAAAGTTGTTTGGTCTGTTAAGGCTACCTCTGCTTTCAACAATGAAATATGTGTTCTTTTGAGAAATGGTATTCAAAATGGAAAAATAAATTTCTTGGTATCTGAACATGATGGCGAAGATATATTACGTGATACCTTTAAGAGTTACAATAAGTTCTCTTTAACAGAACAGAACGCTTTGAAAATGCCGTACATACAAACAACAATGACTCAATACGAGTTAATAAAATTAGAACATGAAGTTAAAAACGGAAATATTAAAGTAAAAGAAATATCTGGAATGAGAAAGGACAGATATTCTAGTATAGCTTATAATTATTGGTGTGCTTGTCAGTTAGAACTTAAATTAAAACCAAAACAACAAGATACGAATAATTTAGTTAAGCAACTCACTATTCGTCCAGCGAGACGATTATCATCATTTGAGTAAACATAGGTAAAAATAAATAATTTACCTACATAAATTTTTGAACAGAACCCACCACGCCTCTTAGTAATGCGTACCACGGTGGGTCATTTAATATAAAAATACAAGGAGGTGCGTAATGGCACAAAAAATGAAAAAAACTGAGGTGACTACTACTGCACCTTCTGAAAAGAAACAGCCTACTGTGGCTGAAGTCAAAGAATTTTATGAGAAGAATAAGGATAGATTAGATGCACTGCAAAGATATGAAATTGCACAGATAGAAGGCATGAAATATTTAAGAGATGTAAATAAGACGAGTACAAGAAATATTTCTAGTTTTAGCAAGGATTCAGTGCGAAATTATTTAAAATCACCTGGTTCAAATGAAAAGAACTTAAGAGGTTTATCAAGATACCTCTTCTATCGTTCTCATATTTATTTTAGATTATTAAAGTTCTTTGCAAACTGTTTTTGTTTAGATGTGCGTTCTGTTATACCAGAATATGATTTAGTAAAAGGTGGAGATGCTACAAAGACTTTAAAATCATTTAATGAAACAGTTGATATTGTAGATAGAATGGGATTGCAGAGAGAAATGCTTGCTGCTATTCTTATGGCTTTAAGAGAGGACGTTGCTTATTACTGTGTATTCTACGATGAGACAGGATTGTTTTTAATGAATCTTGACCCTGACTACTGTAGAATTGATGGTCGTTACAGTACGGGTGATTTTAGTTTTGCTATGGATATGACTTATTGGCGTAGTAGGCAAGATGTATTGGAAGCACTCGGTTCGCCATTAACAGATATGTATAATGCTTATCAAAATAGTGGAGAAAAATGGCAACATTTTGAAGATACTTCAGCTTTTTGCTTAAAGTTTCGTAATGAAGATTTTGATGTCGTTATTCCCCCATTCTGTGCAATGTTCTTAGATCTTATCTCTCTCCTGGATCTTGCTGAAATTCAAGCAATTAGTGATGAACAACAGGTGTATAAGTTAGTTTACTTACCTATGGATACTATTGGCGAGGATGTTGATGACTGGATGGTTTCACCTGATCTCGTATTGGATTATTTTAATAGAATGTTAGATTCTGGTGCTATTCCTGATTATACATCTAGTGCAGTAATTCCGGGTAAGGAATTAAAAACAATATCATTTGATAATGATGCAACAACAGACGTTAATCGTTTACAGAAGGCTACTACTGCTATTCTTGATACAAGTGGTGGTTCTGAATTATTAATTGGAAGCAACATTACTGGTTCAACAGGACTTCAAAATGCGATGATTGCAAACACAGAATTTGCTATTAGTTCGATTCTTCCACAGATTGAATCTTTTGTACAACGTTTTGTGAGTTATCAAATTAAGAATCCAGGTAAGATAAAATTCTTCCCTGTTTCAGTATACACAAAGAAGGATTTCCAAGAAAGTTTACTTAAGTCTGCTGAATATGGATTGCCTACAAAGTTGCTATATAATGCTTGTAATGGATTCAGTGCTAAAGACACAATTTCTTTAAATTTCTTAGAGGAATCATGCTTAAATCTTGGAACTTTATTTGTTCCATTACAATCTACACATACTCAGTCTGGCAGTGCAACCGGCGATGAAGAAACTGGTGGTAGACCTAAGAATGAAACACCTACGGACGAATCAGAAGCTAGTGAGGCAAAAAGAGATAAAAATAATTAAATAGAAATATAGGTCGGATGGAGAATCCGGTAAAGAGTTAATATAGGACGGTTTACGCTCTCCTATCTCTGCCTTCAATTACAAGAGTCGATTATATATCGGCTCTTTTTTGATTGGAGGAAATTATGTTTAATAAAAATACAAATGAATACGAAGGCTATATTTATCTTATAACCAATTTAATAAATAGTAAGAAATATGTTGGACAAACAACACAAACTGTTCAAAAAAGATGGATAGCTCACTACTCTGATGCTATTAATAAACCTTCTTTGACAGGAATTGATGCCGCAATACGCAAGTATGGACGTGATAATTTTTCTGTTGAAACAATAGATGTTGTATCTTTTACATCTAAAGATAATTTAACATCGGTTTTAAATGAATTAGAAATAAAATATATTGAAGAGCTGCATACTTCAATACTTTGTGGTGGATATAATATTGATGATGGTGGGAACAACAAGATTGGGCAAGGTCAACCCGTTGATGTATATGATATGGATGGTATATTATTGTTTAATTTTCGAACAAGAGTCGAAGCCTCAGAAACATTAAATATATCCATAAAATCAATTACTAATATAATATACGGGCATACACGAAATTATAAAAATACATATGTATTTAGAAACAGTGGTGATCCAATAGATAAATATGATTATACGCCATATAATTTTCAAGATATTTATCAATTTTCATTAGAAACAGAACAGATTGTTGGTTATTATACAAGTTGTGTCGAAGCAAATCAAGCATTTGGAAGAAATGACGGGTATATTTCGGATGTTCTAAATAAGGAACATAAAACTGCGTATGGATTTTGGTGGTCTAATTTTCCAGAATATAATTACAAAGGTTATGAGAAAAGAGAGTATAGACCTAAAATAGATTTATATGATTCAAATTTAAATTTTGTAGATACATTTTTTAATTCTACAAAGTGTGGTAATTTTTTAGGATGTCGTTCTGATATGGTTATGGACGCATGTAATCCAAAGAATAAATTACTTACAATACATGGATATTATTGTCGTTTTCATGGAGATGATATATATAGTAAGCAGTTGCAGCGTTCAGATACTAAACTATGCAATTGCTATGATTTAAATGATAATTTTATTACTACATATATATCTATTGCGGATGGAGCAAGACATGTGAATGATGATGTTAAAAAACTTAATTCAATTTCTACAGGAATTTCAAGATGTGTTGCTGGCATACAAAAAACAGCTTACGGCTACAAATGGTACTATGCAGACGACCCTAACCAACCAGACAAATCAAAAATAATAACTCAAGGTGTAAAAGCATCTTAAAAAATAATTTTGTTTTATTACCTTGATTAAAATATTATTTCATATATAATAGCAATATATTATATAAAAGGAGAACACGGATATGGATAATAGAGATATGAAATTTATAAGAGTAACCCATAAAGAGACGGCTCACAAGCTCAGATACGAACAGTACACAGAGCTTCCATCTCAAATACCGGGTGAATACATATTTTTAAATGATGGAAAGAAATTAAAGTTCGATGTTGAACAATTTGGTGGAATTTATACCAATATATTAAATATTTAAAATAAAAGGAGTCTTGTACAACAAGGCTCCTTTATTATATATAGCCACTATCTTTCCAATACGCTAAAGAAAGTGAGGTTTGCTATGATAACACTTAATAAATATGGAGATAAGCAAAACCGTGTATGGATGGAATTATATGGCTTATCAACAGATGAAAAACCAATTGAAAAATTCGGAAATAATTTAATCGGAAATTCAAGTACATTTTATGAAATGGACACCAAGAAAGCCTACATTTATGATGAAGAAAATCATAAGTGGTGGGATGTATAAGGAGGTGTCTAAATGGGATTAAATATTATAACATTAGGCTCTGGTAAGAACTATACAAACCAAGTTGCCCTTGGTATTGGAAATATGCGTGTAGAAGGAACTACCGTATATTTTACTATTAATGAAACTGGCGAAGAGGTGTCGGTTACAGTTCCTACTCCTGCCGATGGTATATCAATTGAGAATATAGTTTTAAATTCAGATAATACAATTACTTGTGAGATGTCAGATGGTACTGAAAAAACTACTGACCCATTAGTAATTGAAACTACTAATATTGCTTATACAACAAGTAAAGATGTAACAGTTAAGAATGTAAAGAATGCTTTAGATAAAGCAATGAATATTGGCGTTAACAACTTAGAATATACAACTACAAAAGATGCTTCTATTACTAATGTGAAAGGCGCATTAGATAAAGCAATGGATATCAATGTAGATACTCTTGAATATGAAAATAATGTAGATGCTACTATCAATAATGTAAAGGGCGCATTGGACAAACTCATGGTTAAGACAGACTCAGAATTAGAAGCACCATTGACACCAAATGTTCAGATGGGTACATTAAAGAGTTCTTATCCAAAGGGAACGCCTCTTGAAGAGATTATCAGAGATATGCTTACTGAAAAGATTGCACCAAAGGTAACATTAAGTATCTCTCCTTCAAAGACATTATACGACATTGTTACTGAAAGCATTTCTTCTCTTACTATCAACGCAACAGTTACTAAACAGACTTATGATGTTGCGAAGATTGAATACTTTATCAATGACGTTGAGGTAAAGGAAAATACTTCTTGTGCATCAGGTGGTTCATTCCCTTATATTCACAATACTGAGATTAAAGAAACTTCTACAATCAAAGTCGTTGTAACAGATAAAGAAGGATTATCTTCTACTATCACTAAGAAGATTGAATTTTATCCTGTGATTTACTATGGAATTGTGGATGCAGAAACAGGTGAACCTACAGAAGCAATGATTAAGACTCTTAGTTCTAAGTTACAGAATACAAAGGTATTTACTTATGAAGGAATTACAACTGATTGGGGAAAGGTTTGTGTAGCTGTACCAAAAATGCTCGGTAATATCACTACAATCTTAGACCCTGTAAATGCTTTAAGTTATACAAATAGTTTTTCATCTGTAACTGTTAAGATTAATGGTTATGACTATGCAGTTTATATACAGATTGACCCTTCCGCAGCTAGTGGAATTACATTGAAATTTTCATAGAAAGGAGATAATTAAATGAGTGTATCAATGTTAGATAACATCTCATATCTCGGTAAGAAAGCAGATAATGTGCGTTCTTTATTTAATACGATTGATGAGATGGTTGCATTCAATGAAAATTACCTCCCAGATATTTATGAATGTAATGTTGTTGAGGATGGTAATAGATATAGATACAACAGAAGTAATATTGTTGACGAAAATTTAGGTAAATGGAGATTGGTAGAATCTGGTGGTTCTTCAAGTCTCATTGATTATTATAAGAAAACTGAAACAGATACTCTCTTAGAGGGTTATGTTGCAAAGGAAGACGGTAAAGGTCTTTCTACAAATGATTTTACAACTCTTGAAAAAGAGAAACTTGCGTCATTGGAGAACTACGATGATACACAAGTTCAGACACATATTTCTACAACAGAAGCACAGATTGCAGATATTCAAACTGCTATGGGTAACACACCTCTCACTACGAATGACCAAACTTTAAGTGGTGCGATTGTAGAAATTAAGAATGTGTGTGATACTGCTAATACTTCTTTGAGTGAGCGTGTTACTGCTAACGAAGATGCTATTGCTATTATCAATGGCGATAGTTCTGTATCAGGAAGCATAAAAAAAGCATCAAGTAATACGCTCAAAGATGCAAAGGCTTATGTTGACCAAAGAATTTCTGAAATGTCAGACAATGCAGCCATAAATTGTGATTCAAAACCAAGTTATTTTGACGCAGGGAATGGTGAAATTACCATAACCTATCTCAAAGATGGTGAAGCTTATACAACAAACGAGACAAGCACATGGTTCTATTATACACAAGATGATAAGTTAATGCAGACTATCTTTATTGTGGATAGTACTGATAACAGTGTAACGGTACAGGACATTGTAAGTGCTGGCGAGACTAATTTTGAAGATTTCGTATCTAAATCTAAAGATGTTGTTTCTACATTTGATGGTGCAGATACTACAAAGATTCCTAATGTTGAAGCATTACAAGCACTTGAAACATATTTGCAAACAGACATTGACAGTAAAATTAGTGGTGACGCTATTCTTGACTCTGTAGAAAGTTCAAGTTTGACAAGTGCATTATCTGCAAATCAAGGAAGAATCCTTAATGAGAAAATTAACACTAAACTGGATAAAACTTTTAGTGGCGATGATATTGCAAATAAACACCTTGTAACTGACTCTTTGGGTAATGTTGCTCTTGCGAATTACGATGAAGAATTAAACCTTACTTCCTCTTCTGCTCCACAGACAAAAGTTGTGAAGACGGAATTGGATAAGAAGTTTGATGCTACACAGTCAGTTGATGAGGCAGGTAAAGTATTATCCGTTAGAGAAGATGGTTCTATCGGTTACACTGACCCTATTGAATTAGGTGGTACTGCCGACAAGGTTGCATATGAAAATGAGGATTATCCTGATTTGACAAATGTATCACTTGCTTTAAAGAATATCTTAGACAAAATCAATTATGAAGCATTAAAGATTACTTCGTTTACTTGTAATGTTGCAGACACCCATGAAATCGGTACTGTTCTTACAGATATTGCATTCTCATGGAGTTATAGCAAAGATATTAAAACACAGACACTTACTGATTGCACTATTGTTGCAGATGACAGAGAAAGCACTGTTGCTACTTTGCAGAATACTAAGAGCTACGTTCTCACAGCAAGTGACGGGTCAGGAAATGAAGGCGGTATTACTACTGCTACTAAGAAAATTAGTTTCCTCTACCCTATCTATTATGGATGTTGTACAGAGAGTGAATATAACAACGACTTCATCTTAGCTTTGGGAAATAAGAAATTAACAGCAAGCAACAAGATGTCATACAACTTCAACTGTGGAAGTGGTGAGTATGCGTACTTTGCTACACCAACAAATATGAAAGTGACTTCTGCTTGGGTTAACGGATTCCAAAGTTCAGTTGAAGAAGTTGCAGTTGTTAGCCACACTAACTCATCTGGTCATGTAAGTTCCTATACTATTTCAAGATTTAGCAATAGTGGATTAGGTTCATTTGTGGCAGAGGTGAAATAAATATTATAGAAAGAAGAATGTTAATTGAAGAATGAAAATAGTAAACTCTTTTGTTGTTTTAGTATTCCACTTAGAGATTTTTTAACAAATCAAGGTATTGCTTATGAAGTATGTGCTTTAAATGAAAAAAGTCATAAGACTATGTGGATATATATCAGAACAGAAGAATTGGGAAAATGCTTAGATGAATGGAGACTTAGGAAACCAACCTAAGTCTCTTTTCTTATGGAGAAATATATTATTAGAATATTTGTTTTTAGAAAGGAATGAAATAGAATGGGTTTAATTACAAAAGAAGTTGAAATAAATTGTGGTAGTCATATAAAACGTTTTGAAAATTTAGGATATGAATTTCCTAAATATTGGAATGAGAATAATAGAAAATGGATGGTTAAAAGAGGGACTACTATTAAAGTTAGAGTAGCCGATTTACAAAAAGGAAGCAAGATAAGAGTTGAAGCAGAATGTGATTGTTGTGGTAAATTATTAAGTATGCAATATTGTTCATATGTAGATACTAACCATGATGGTAAAACATATTGTCAACCTTGTGGAAATAGACTTTTTAATAGTGGAAAGAATAGCAATAGATGGAATTTCAATAAGACAGATGAAGAACGAAAAATTGAAAGAAAATATCCAGAATATACTGAATTTATAAAACGAGTATTGGCACGAGATGATTATACTTGTCAGTGTTGTGGAAAAATGAATAGAGAAACAAATTTTGAAGTTCATCACTTAGACGGATATGAATGGTGTGTTGAAAAACGTACAGATGAAACAAACGGAATAACTCTTTGTTCTGATTGTCATTCAAATTTTCACGCTTGTTATGGTTATGGAGGTAATACCAAAGAACAATTTGAAGAATGGCTTGGTAAGACTATTGAATTAATGAAGTGTGATGTAGATATAACACCAGCAAAAAAGATATATTGCATTGACAATGATACTGTATATAATAGTGCGATTGAAATATGTAGAGAACTAAAATTCAAATCAAAAGCACCCATATACAAAGTATGTAATAAACTTGAAAAATATAAATCTGTAAATGGATATCATTTCTTATGGTATGACGAATACATGAATATGACTCAAGAAGATATTAATAAATATATGGATTATTGTAATGAGAATAATAATCATACTTCTGTTATCTGTTTGGAAACAGAAGAAATATTTGAATCCGTTGCTGATGCAGAAAGAAAATATTCTACTGATGACAAATATCATTCTGCCATTTCTCGTGCTTGTCAAAATGTTGGTAGAATAACATACTATCGTGAAGATGGACTTGGATTGCATTGGATGTATTATGACGAGTATTTAACCAAAACACCAGAAGAAATTTATGAAATAAAACATACATTTAAAACAAAACGACCTATGATATGTTTAAGTTATAGCACCGTTTATAAAGATTCAACAGAAGCAGCAAATAATTGTGGAATTAAAATACATTTTGGCAGTATATTAAATGCTTGCAAAAAAGGAATTGGTCAAACGGGAATATTACCAAATGGCAATAAATTAACTTGGATGTATTATGATTTATTTTTAGACCTTTCACAAGAAGAACAAAAAAGAATATTAGAAAAATATAAAGAGTCATTCGCTACGGATGGCTCTTTTATTAATAATAAAAATAATGAAGAAAGCGAGGAAGATAACTGATGAGTATTAAATTAGTGGATTCGCTTCAAAGCATGGGTGATTTTCCTGTTGCTTTCGCAAATTCCATCGAATGTGCCGATGGCACAGACTTAGAAACAAAATTAAGTACGCTTGGTGGTGGCGGTACAAATATTACAACGCTCACTGAGGAAGAATACCAAAACTTAACTGACCAAGAGAAACTTGAGGGAGATTTTCATTGTTACGACACTGGAAATTTATATTATAAGGGCGTATCTTATGGACGACAGACAGACATCTCTTCAAAACAGGATGACTTAAACAAAATTAAATTTACTATGAGACGTAATGGGGTAAATGAACCTCGCTATTGTTTAATAGGAAAATCTGACCTTAATCAGACACTTTTAATGAACGAGCCATATATCTTTGAAGGTGTTTTCGGAAGTAACACATCTTCCGATAAAAAGTCCATAATCACATTATCCGTCAGCTTCAAAAATGGTGCTGATAAAGATAATATATTCAGAGGATATGCAGACTGTGCTGACGGTTTCCAGTATGTTGACCTTGTAGTTACAGTTGATGAAGAAAATATGGCATATGCTTATGTAGACTTTAAACAAGAATCATCATTAGCAACAGGTAGTATTCGTGTTCCTTCTATCAACACTGAATATTACATGGATTTGGAAACTGAATTTGTTTTAGTAGACACTATGCAAGGTACTGAACTCTGTCGTATGTCCGACTATTGCAAAGTAATCACAGAAATCAAAGACGAAGTTTCAGACTCAACCGTTTGGAGCAGTCAGAAAACGAGTAATGAGTTAGCTAAGAAATTAACAAAAAATTACGCATCACTTACGGATGCTAATACTGTTATAGATAGTGGAAATGGTTTACATATATATCGTGTTATGCATTCTTGTTTAAATATACCAGTAAATCGTATTGGTGTAATTATTAGTAACAACTATTATGATAATACACAATATATACGAATTACACAAACTTATATGACCAATGACGATGACACAGCAAATGGATTAATCTATATGCGTTACGGAATGTCTAATGATAATGGAAATACTTATACTTGGAGTGGTTGGAGACAGATTGGTTGTTTAAACGACACTAAATCTTCCACAACTTCAACGTACTCATCATCTAAAATTGATGAGAAATATGGTGCATATACATTCGGTACAGCAGGTGGTACACAGTGGCTTAAATTAACATTGGGTAATTCTTCAACGTTCCAACCTATTGTAATTTCAGACCAATATGGAGGAAAAGTTGAGATTACTGGTATGGCTGATGATGGCACATACAAATCTGTTAAATTGGTTAGATATAGTTATGGTGATTGGACTACATATAGTGCGACAGATTATACTGCGTATGATGGAGTTGACCCTAATTATAAGATTCAACGTTTGTACTACTATCCTACTAATGGTTGTTATTACTTGGAAATTAGACAGTGGTGTACTATTAAAGTAAGTGGTGCAACTACTAAACCTGAAATGGTTACAAGTTTACCTGCTGGAAAAAGTGAGATGATTTCAATTCCTGAGAGTAACTGGGGAAGAATTGATGACTCATCAACAAATACTAATTCAACTTGGAGCAGTAGTAAGATTGCAAGTGAGACGGCAAAAAAGAAACAAGTAATGGACTTACCATATACAGTTTCAAATAATAAATTTAGTGTTAAATATAGTGATGTTGCTGCGTTGATTGATAAGTATTGTAATTTTGAGGATAGTGGCGTAAAACAAAACGCATATATACCGATTTATTTAACTTGCTATACATCTAATAATAACACACTTTTATCTTGTTTTGCAAAATTTGAAGGTGGAATTTATCTTGATAAGGTGGTATATTCAAGCAATGATTCTTCTGCTGAGATAACAAGAGAGTCCGATACTAGCTTTATTTCTATTGAATTAGGTGGTACTATAACAAGTTTATTCATTACATTTTAATGAATAATATGGGTAACAGTATAACCTTCTAACGAGGAAATGGCAATAAAATATTAATGTTTAATAAGAGTGGATTACTTTGGTAGTTCACTCTTCTATTATATAAAAAGATTTTTAGAGGAAAGGAGGAACTGATGAAGAGACTATTAACATTAAACGATCTTTATAACTACTACTCTTCTACTAAAAAGTCAACACATTTTAGTGCATCTGAAGACAATGAGAATATTGTGGTTCAAATAAATGGAAAACTCAAATTTAAGAAGAGCGAAAAAGATACAGAAGGTCTAAGAGAAGTTTATTTACAGGCTTGTCATATTGATGAAAATATTAATGGGTCAAATATCAAGAAATCTGTAATGACTGCTGCACTTCCTTCTTTCAGTAATAGACCAATTCTCGGATATATTCATATTGTGGATGGACAACCTGAGTTTTATGGTCACAATATGCATATAGATGATGATGGAAATGTAGTATATGATGAAGTACCAATAGGTGTTATTCCTGAGTCATGCGATGCAAAGCTTGTCTATGATAAAGATAAGGATAAAACATATGTTGAAGTCAAAGGTTATATTTTTGAAGAATATAGCAAGGCTGCTGAAATATTAGAACGAGAACAAGAATGCTCTGTAAGTGTTGAACTCTCAATCAGAGAATTAAGTTACGATGCCAAGAATAAGTATCTTGATATTGAAGATTTCTTCTTCTCAGGAGTTACAATTTTGGGTAAGAATGATGAGGGTGAAATTGTTCGCCCTGGCATGAGTGGTTCAAATATTAAACTGGCAGACTTTAGTAAAGAAAATAATAGTATGTTCTCTGAGAATAATAAATTGATTGAAGTGTTGGAGAAGTTAAACACCACTCTCTCTGGCTTTTCAAATATAAATTCAAAACTAGAGGAAGGAGGAAACGAATCGGTGAATAAATTTGAAGAATTACTTGCAAAATACGGCAAAACCGTAGATGATGTTACTTTCGAGTATGAAAATCTTTCCGATGAAGAACTTGAGGCAAAATTTGCCGAAGTATTTAGAGAAGATGATACTGATGGAGAAGGTGCTGACCCAGAACCTGCTTCTGAAGGTGGCGAAGGAGCTGATGAATCTGATAAGACAGATGACGAGAATGATGATACAGATAATAATGACGGAGATAACAATGATGAAGGAGAAGCAACTCCTGAAGAATACTCTTTAAAGTGTTCTGTAACATATGGAGAAACTATTAAAGAGTTCTCTATTTCATTATCTGAAAAGATTAATGCTATATCAACTCTTGTAAATGAAACATACGAAAGCGATGGCACTTGGTATTATGTTGATGTATTTGATGAAGAGAAATATGTAATCATGCAGGATTGTTGGTCTGGCAGAGCTTTCAAGCAGTCCTATAAGGTTAAGAAGGATTCATATACACTCTCTGGTGACAGAGTTGAGGTGTATTCAATCTTCGTAACTGAGGATGAGCGTAAAGCACTTGATGATATGAGAGCTAACTACTCTGCTATCTCTGAAAAACTTGCTAAGTACGAAGCAGAACCTGCTAAGATGGAAGTTATTAATTCTGAGTCTTATGCAAAGATTGCTGAAACTAAAGAATTCGCAGAATTAAGAGATAATCACTTTGATTTATCTGTTGAAGAAGTTTCTGCAAAGGCTGATGAAATCTTATTGGCTTATGCAAAAGGTGGCAGCCTTAACTTCTCTGCTGAACCGGAGAAAAAGAAAGTTAGTACGACTAGATTACCTATTCAGACTAACGCAAATAAAAAAAGTCGCTATGGCTCACTAAAATTTAACTAAGTAATTAAATCTTATGATTTTAATTAAATAAGCAATTAGCAGACGCTCATAATTGAGCGTTATTTTTATGCACAAATTTTGAAAGGAGAACGAAAAAATGGCAACAAAAATTAATTATGATGCAACACATGCTATCAGCTATCCTTCTAAGCTTTTGGCTCAGAATGGCGGTAAGCACATTTATAACATTGAATTAGTTACAGACGCAGACAACGGTGCCCTTGTTAAGAAGGGAGATTTTATTGATCTTGATTTGTATGAAGAAGACACAGCTACTACATTTGAAGGTGTAATTCAGAAGAAGGCAGCAAATGGAAACTGGTATGTAGAGGTAACAGATCCAGGTGACGCTCTCTATGTTTATATGCCAGCATTTATTGCGGAAGATTATACAAATTCATTCAAGAATGAGAAGAGATTTTACAATGCAGCAGGCGAAACAGTTAGAGGTTATGAGTTAGCTGTAGGCGATGTTTTCGAACTTTCTGCTGAAGGTTTTGATGGTACACCTGAAGCTGGTAAGACAGTTTCTGTAGCTGATAAGAAGTTAGTAGTGGCTTAATTATAAGGAAAGGAGGAATAGAATAATATGTTATTATTTGCAAATTTAAATGATAGAGTTCAGGGCATTTTTGGTTCTGAGGAAAATTATGAAGGTTTCAAGAATCTTCGTCAGGATTTAAGAGAAGGCGTTAAGATGTTTGATGCTGAAGGAAATGAAATTACAAAGAAGCAGGCTGAGAATACAATTCTTACATATGCTAGACAAATTCTTGGTTTAGGCGAAAATCCTACAAAGAGAGATATTAACCGTGCTCTTAAGAAGTATGGTAATGAATTATTCGAGGTTATTGAAGACGAAATCGACCTTGCAGTTGAGGAAGGATTCAAGGCTGATGAGTGGTTCGACAAGTATGTAGATAACAAAAACCTTAAGAGAGGTGACAGAAACGAATTCTGGACAGACGAAGACGTTCTTTTATCTGTAGTTAAGGTAGCTGGAGATCATCATGACTTTAATTTAGTAGAGTCCGTATAGCGTAAGCTGTATGTTAAAATATGCATTTAATTGCTGGAAAACCCTAAAGACAGTAAAACTACAACGTAATACCTTAAATGGTATAGGCGTGAATGTGGCGAAAGCAGAAAAAATTTATTGTATGAGAACGAGGTTAAAACCCCTGTTCTTTTTTAATGGGCAATCAGCAGCTAAGACCGAAAGGTAAAGCTCAACGACTATCTGAGAAGATAATTATTAATAAAATAGTATGTCTTGTATAGGACAAAAGAAAGGAATTTATAATGGATTTAAAGAAAAAAAATAAAGATTTATTATTCGGTATGATTTTAGGCGATGGAAGTATTTATAAGGCAAATAATAGTTATGAAATATACATTGGACATGGAGAAACCCAAATTGATTATTTGGAATGGAAAGTTAAATTGTTAAATGATAGCAATATATTTGAAAAGCCATTACAAATAAAAACAAAACTAATAACTCTAAAACAATATAATAAACAATATTTGCAATATTATACAAGAAAAGTCAATAAATCGCTAAAAGAAATTTATGATGTTTATTATTCTGAAAATCAAAGATTAAAACAAATATTACATAATATGCACTCTGACAGAAGTGTTGCAATATGGTTTATGGATGACGGTTCTGTTTTTAAAAGAAAAAAGAAACATAAAGACGGAAGCGTTTATTATCTTAAACCTACACTTAAATTATGTACACATTGCTTTTCTAAAGAAGAGAATTTAGACATTATTGATTGGTTTAAAAAAAGATATTTAATAGATGCAAAATTGGTTAGTGAAACGAAACGTGAAAAAAAATATTACTATATACGTTTTAATAGCGATGAATCTTTAAAGTTATTTTCGTTAATGAAACCGTATATTGATTTAATACCTTCTATGAAAGAAAAGTTTTCTTTCTTCTATGAATATTATCAATTATAAATTCAATAATTATCCCAATGGTGGAGAAATTCACAATAGGAGTACGGCTCAAGTGAGTGGGTGAGAATCCCTTAAATGGAAATGGTGCACATCCTATTTAGGATGAAGATATAGTCTGTTCTCATGTGAAAACATGAGGAGTTTTATGACTCAACAGGGAGTAACGTCCCTATAAAATATTATTTTCCAAAATATACAAAAGAAACGAGATGAGTAAATGCAGAATGGTAATATTGCATCTGGCATTTATTGCATTGAAAATATGATTAATAATAAAAAATATATTGGTCAATCAAAAAATATAGATGACAGATGGCGTAAACATAAAGGTGAATTAAATCGTGGAGTACATGATAATGACTATCTTCAAAAATCTTGGAATAAAAATGGTTCGGAAAATTTCAAGTTTTATGTTTTAGAATATTGTGATGTTGATGAGTTAGATGATAAAGAAAGATATTACATTGACTTACATAACACTCTTAATAGAGATTGTGGTTACAATTTGAAAACAGGTGGTCAAGATAATGGTGTGTGTGCTTCAGAATATGTTCGTAACAAGATAAGTAACGCATTAAAACGAGCATATGCAGAAAGCGAAGATTTAAGACAACAAAGTAGAGATAATGCTTTGAAACAATGGGCTAATCCAGAAATCAAAGCAAAAATTCTTGGTGAGAATAATGGCATGTATGGTAAACACCATACAGAGGAAACCAGAAAGAAAATGAGTAAAATGAAAAAGGGCAAGCCATCCCCTAAACAAAATATGATACCGGTATACAATATAGAATTGGATAAGGCTTTTACTAATGCGACTGAAGCCGGAAAAGAATTATCTTTACATGGTTCTACAATTCTACAAGTCTGCTATGGTAATCGTAAAACTTGTGGTGGCTATCATTGGAAATTTTTATTGGAAAATAATATATAAGTTAAACAAAAAGTACAGTACAGAGATTGGGTGCTGGCGAAAGCACATCTGCTACAATTTCTAAGTATGGAATTGCAGTAGGTGCTGACGTTTCTTTATACCTTGCTGGTAGACTTGATTGGAATAAGTTCGTTCAGCAGACAGCAGATGCTTTCGTAAGAAAGATTAAGAATGACTGCTATGCAACAGTAATCAATGCTGGTGCTACTCTTCCATCTATGTTCCAGGGTACAGGTGCTCTTGATGCAGCAGCTAAGGAAGATTTTGATCAGTTAATCGAAGACGTTTCAACAGCTAATGGTAACTGCCCTGTTTATATTATGGGTACAAACACAGCTCTTAAGAAGCTTAATGCTTTAGCTGATGTTACTTGGGCTGACAATGATTCTAAGAAGGATATGATGGCTCACGGTAGATTAGGTTCTTATGAAGGTACAGACCTTATTGAAATCCCACAGAGATTTGCAGTAGGTTTTGTTGATCTTCCAGATGAACAAAAGAGACTTATCACATCTGGTAAGTTACTTATTATGCCTGCTATTGAGGATAAGTTCGTTAAGCTTGTTGATGAAGGTGAAACAGAAATCAATGAAGTTGGCGTAGGTGAAAAGGCTGTTCGTATGGATGATACACAGGTATACGAAGTACAGAGAGGTTTTGGTATCGTAACACAGATTGGTAGATACTTCGGACAGTGGACATTTTAAGCCTCTTAACAATTAATAATTAAACATTTAAGAGAGGGTTTAAACGCCCTCTCTTATTGAGATTAAAAGGAGAAAATAAACAATGGCAAAAACAATGACAAAGAAAACTACAACCCCAAAGACTGAACAAGTTACAGAGATTGTAGATGTAATTGAAGAAGCAGTTGAAACTGTAGAGACAGTTGAACCAGTAGTAACTGAAAAGGTAGTTGTAAAAGAGAAAAAGAAATTTGAACCAATGGAAGAAGTTATGTGCCGTTCAATAGTAGACGGTATACTCGTTATGTCCGGTATTCAGTCACATAATCATTACAAGTGGTCTGATAATGGAGATGTTCAAGGTGTTGAGTACAGAGATTTAGTATCTTCTGTGCGTTCTAATACTTCTTATGTTACTGCACCTCATTTTATTATTGAGGATGAAGATTTTCTTGCAGAGTTCCCAAAGGTTCAAAAGATTTATGATTCTATGTATTCAACTAGAGACCTTAAAGAGATTTTGGCTTTACCGGTTGATGCTATGATGAATAAAATTAGCAAGCTCCCTGATGGTTCTAAAAGCAATCTTAAGAACATTGTAGGCAAGATGGTTCTCAATGGTACTTTAGATTCTGTAAAGAAGATTAAAGCACTTGATGAGTTTTATGGTACAAACTTCTTGATTACAACTAATTTATACTAACAATGAGGAGGTAAATTATGACCTCTTTAGATTATAACAAAATTTATTCTCGCCTCTTTAGTAAAATTGAGGCATATGACTTTATAGAATTGCCAGAAGAAGAATTGAATGATTTCTTGTGTAACTGGATTCATTCTGCTTCTGCTAATCCATATGTTCGTAGATTATTTAAAACTTTTAGTTTGGATGATGAGATACAAGAAATTTCTTATGAGATGAAGTATTCTGTAGACGATTTTTCTGATACAGAGTTTATCACAGAAGTATTAACTCTTGGTGTCGTAGTGGCTTGGTTAGAACCTAAAATTAATAGCATTAATAATATTGCTCAGATGTTTGGTTCTAAGGATGAACGATTTTTTAGTCAAAGTCAGCACTTATCAGAACTTCAGAATTTATTAAATAATTGTCAAAGGAAACAGAGACGTATGATAGCTGACAGAGGCTACGCATGGAACTCATATCTGGATGGTGAATAATCATGCAGAATATTTATGGACATTTTGATGACGGACAAATGGAGAACTATAAGGTTAAGTTACACAAGGAATTATTTTGGCTCTTATTATATAAAGACCCAAAAACAAAAGATGAATATCTCAATGTAGATTTTAATAAATATTTTGATGGCTTGATGAGAAAGATTGATGGATTAAATGAATTACTCTTCTACCCTACTGAGATTATTGCGATTATGAGCTTACTCGAAGCCGCATTGATTGAATCGAAAAAAGTAGATTTCGACTATAAGGCTTATAGGAAACTTGTGTTAGATGCACATTCTTTAATAGATAAGATTGGAGGTTGATATTATGAATATGACCTCTTATAAAAACTATTTGTTGTCTCGTGGTAACACTCTCGGTCAAGTTAAAAGAACTCAATCTGATGTGATTATGAATAACACATTTACATTAGACCCTACATATAAAAAGGTTTATATTCTAACAAAAGAAGGTTGGAAATGGGAAGATGCAAAATATCAGTTTCACTCTGCTCCTTCTATCTCAAAAGACGCTGTAGACTATTATTTACAGTTTAGACCAAAGGTGCACTATCCAGTTGGTAGTTATGTTATTGTTCCGGATGATACTGATTTTGATATTAACTTATCAGAAGAAGAAAAGGCAAATCCTTTTACACAACCGATAGAGAACAGAACTCAATGGTGGATTATTGTAGGTCGAGACGAAGCAAATGCTTATGTTAGATATATGATACTTAAATGTGATTGGGACTTCAAGTGGATTTATAAAGGCAAATTAATGAGTTGTTGGGCTTGTAGCAAGTCGGCGCAATCCTATACTTCCGGCATTTGGCGTGACGAGCTGAGTCAGTCTGGAGATAATCTTACAAGTTCATGGTTACCAGATACGTTTCACGTATACGGTGACAAACTTGAAGAATTAGGTATGTGTGACACTAGAACTATTATGCATCTACAGAGATTTTTCTTTAGCAATAATGATATAGATCCAAAAATTTATCAGGTAACAAAAATTACCGACCTTAATTCACAAGGCATTATCAAGCTTTCAATTAAGCAAGATGAACTAAATGAAAAACGAGATAATACAGAACTTCATATATGTGATTATTACACAGATGAGGGAGATATTACTATAAGCGAACCAATAAACGAAACACCAGATATAACAAAAACTTCTGAAATTAAATGGATGATTGTTAACGAAAACGGAGAGCTTGAACAAGGAATAGAAACTACATTACAGATAGGGCAAACCTATTATTATGAAGTTGAATTTTCTGATAGCGGTATATACCCTCAATGGAGAATTACTCCAGCAGACGGAACATTAACAGATGAAGAAAAAGAATATTATATTGGTTTAATGAAGTTAACCAAATTCGACTCTTCTACTCTTGCTGTTAAACCTGCTAAGGCCTCTAGTCTTAAAGGAAAGAAATTTGTTTTATCGGTTAGCAATTCTGCCGGAGAATACCACTCTTCTATTGAATTGGAGGTGGCTGAATAATGAAACGAAACTTAGATGAAATTAGGGATTTTGAAAAGAAAAATGAAACTTCTGATATTATTTGGAAGAAAGATAAAATTAAGAAGATGTTCGAGGAAGATGAAGACTTAATTGAAATTCTTGGTCAAAAGCCAAAGAGACCGCTAAACAAGTTCATTGATCCTGCTAATCCAACCGAAGAAGAGCTGAAACTCCGTCAAGAAATTGAAGAATATAATGAAAAGATTCAACACAGACAGATTGTGCCATTCCTTAAACTGAATGGTCTTCAGAAGGAAGTATTGAATTTTGTTATGTTTGATATTGATGATAGTGATGTTTCTTACACAAACAATGTCATTAAAAATCAGTATCTTATTGTTATGTGTTTAGTACACGAAGATGATACAGATACGGAATACGGGATTGTAAGAACCGATTTGTTAGATTACATAGTAAAAGATTTATTATGTTGGACTAATGTTTTGGGTATGCAACTCAAGTGTGTTAATGATTTTAATGATATTATTGATACAAAATATTATGCAAGAACTCTTAAATTCAAAATAGAAGCACCTAATAATTTGGGGGGCGGGGTGAGAAAGTCTTATGACAAATTCACCAAAATTTGAATTTGATAGATTAAAAATGTATTTTGGCGAGCCTTATACTCGTCAATGTGAAATTGGAGAAATAACAATTTTACAACCAACAATAGGCGATATTCTAAATGTTGGCGAAAAAGACTTTTATTCCACATTGAATGTATTTATTACTAACCCTACTTCTTACAGATTACAACTCTGGGACGCAGGAGTTGATTGGAATAAAATTACTGACTATGAATTTTTTTGTATGTTAATACAGGGTGCAAATAAAACCGAAATCACTTCTCTTCTATTTGGAGATGTTGACTTCGGTTCTTTTAATGCTTACAAGAAAAAGGTCGAAGACGGAGAAGTTATAACTTTGTATAGCCAGCAACACAACATTGAAATAACAGAAGAAGATTACAAATGTTTAGCAGAATATCTTCGCCTAATGTTTAATATACACCCTAAAGTCGAAAAGGCTAAAGGAAAAGGTACAAAGGAAGCAATTATTGATGAAGAAAGAATGAAATTGGAACTTAGCTCTAAAGAACAAAATCAATATAAATCAATGTTGTTGCCTCTTGTATCATCATGCATCAACCATCCAGGATTTAAATACAAATTAAATGAATTGCGAGAAATTGGCATTGTTCAATTTATGGACAGCGTTCAGAGATTACAGATATACGAAAGTACTGTAGCTTTAAATTCAGGTATGTATTCTGGTATGTGTGACCTCTCTAAAGTTGATAAGAATTTATTCAATTTTATGAGAGATATAGACTAAGTAACTCAGAGAGATTTATTCTCTCTATTTTTTTATATCAATTTTTAAGGAGGAAATTAAATATGGCATTCAAATTAGATGATATTATTATCGACAGAATCCAATATGGTGTAGCCGAAGACTTTGATGGCAACTTACTTTATACATTAACACAGCTTTCAGAAGCTACAATTGATGTAACAGCAGAATCAAAAGATGCTACTGACGCTACAGGTACACTTATTAAGAGATTCTACCAAGGTAAGTCTGGTGAATTTTCAGCTCAAAACGCTATGTTAAACTTAAACATTCTTGGTGCTGCTTCTGGCGAAGGTAAGTTGACAGCTAGTGATAGTGCTGCTATTGCTATGCCAAAGATTATCACAGTAAAGGCTGGCACAACAGTTACATTAACAGATGCTGTTGATGGTACAATCGTTGTTAACGCATTAGGTACAAACGGTGCTATGGGTACAGCTTATGCACAAGCTACAACTGCTTCTGATACAGAATTCGGTTATGCAGCAAGTACAAAGGTTCTTACACCACCAACAGATGCTAACGAAACACAGTATATTGTTAAGTATACAAGAAATGTTAAGTCAGGTGTTGCTATTAAGAACAGAGCTGACAAGTTCCCAGGTACAGTTAAGTTAACATTAAAGGCTCTTTGCGTTGATCCATGTAGCGCTGACACATTAAGAGCTTGCTACATTGTATTACCTTCATTCCAAGTATCTCCAGAAGTATCTATTAGCTTAGACACAGAGAGTACACTTGAATACTCAGGTACACTCCAAGTTAACTACTGTTCTGCTGATAAGGAATTATATTCTATCTATTTAGCAGAAGATGATGAAGAAGAATAATTATAAATAGTTTTAGGGAGAGGTCTATCCTCTCCCACTATTTTAATTACGGAGGATTAATATGAAAAAGAATAATAAAACCTGTATAGTATGTGGCGAAAAATACACATATTGCAATAGTTGTGAGGCGTTCTATAACCTTCCTACTTGGATGGCTATATTCCACAACGAAAACTGTAAAGATTTATTTACTATTACTTCAGATTATTTAGCAAATACTCTTGATAAAGATGAAGCAATTGAAAGATTAAATAAATGCGATTTATCTTATAAAGATAAATTACACAAAGAGATTTTAAAAGCAGTCAATGAATTGACAGATGTAGAAATAAAAGCTGAAGTTATTGAAAAAGTTGAAATTACTGAAGAAAATGAAAATATTGAAGAAGTAGATGAAACCGTGAAATATGTTTCTAAAAGAAACAAACAGAAGAAGAATTTGAATAGTGATTATAATGAAGGGGTATAACTCACTATTGGGTTGTACCCCTTTTTTTTATTTATAAAAGGAGAAAAAGGATGATTATTGAAACTAATTTAAAACCTGTAAATTATACAGAAACCGAAGTATGCCGTATCATTAATCCAAAACAAGTTCGTCTATATATTAAAAATAGGGTTTTTCCTATTGATATTTATCCTAGTATTGATGAAAAAGGCAATGACATCATTGTATATATCTTTTTAAGGGAAGACACTAAAGAACTATACCAAGCTTGGTTGGCACACGAATTGGAGTAATAAATATGGATTATATTGAAAAAGAAACAAAGAAATATGTAATAGCTACATTGGGAAACCCTACTTTATACCTTAGAAAGACACCAGCAAAGAATGAATACTGTTTTGTAGAAGATATAGAACAGGCTACAAAAACAGTAAGTAAAAACGTGATGAAGCAAATACTTAGGTATTTTTATTATGATACTGGTGTAGATACAGAGTTAGTAGTTGTGCCAATTAAAATTACATACAAAATCATTGAGGAGGAATAACTTATGAAAGAATTAATTACAAACTTAGATTACCAAGAACTTATTTCAGTTGTTTGGACAGTTATAATACTTCCTATTCTTACATATGTAGGAAAAGAGTTAAATGCCTGGGCGAAATCAAAGAAGATAGATAAATACACAAATATCCTTAAAGACAATGTTCTTGAAGCAGTTAAAGATGTTCAATCTACTTATGTTGAACAAATTAAAGGCACAGAGGCTTGGACAGAAGAAACTAAAGCAGAGGCTTTAAAGTTAGCAAAAGACAAAGCTATTTATGCTTTAACTGATTCAGCATATAAAGCTTTAAAGGTGGCAAATCAAGACCTTGAAGAATATATTGAAACACTCATCGAAGCAAAACTTTATGATTTAAAGAAATAGTCAAACGAGGTGTTATACGATATGGATGCAATTATAGAATTATTTAACCAAGATATACCGTCATTAATTCTAGGCATATTTATCGTTATGTTTGGTCTTGTCGCCATAGTTAATATTATTGAAAAGTTCTCTGTTATTATAAACAGACCAGTTAAATGGTTAAAAAATAGAAATAGTGATCATGAATTATTGCTTAAAACAGTACAAGATTTATCTGAACTACACAATAAACACAAAGAAGATACGAGACAATCCATTAGACATGATGAAATAATTAGACAGGACTTACAAAAACTTACAGTAGCAGTTGATGCTATTAGTACCAAACTCGATGATATGCAAAAGAAGAACGATGAAACTAAGATGAAAGAATTAAAAGATAGTCTTATAAATTATTATAATAAATATAGACTTATTGGTGAATGGACTAAACTGGAAAAAGATGCCTTTTGGGATTTATTCGAAGAATATGAAAAACGAGGTGGCAATGGATATGTTCATAGTACTATTGAACCAGTAATGCGTGAATTAAGGGAGATTGATTAGTGGATAAAAAAATAAACAAAGACATACCTATTCATCCCGAAATAAGTTGTGACGGTTGGTATGCGTATTGCCCTATTTGTGGGTATTTCGATTTAGTACCAGAACATAAAATGTGTCCTAGATGCGAACAAGTACTGGACTGGAGTTGGATGAAAAATAAAATTGCTAAGGACAAGTAGGGTCAAACCTACTTGTCTTTTTTTATGGAGAAAATGGAATGACAACTAAAGAAATTGAACATATAGCATATAAGTATCTATGGAAAAAAGGAACTTATATGGTCTTTGAATGTGCTGCTCCAAAAATAAAAAAGAGACAAACTAAGCATAGAGAAAGAGTTGATTTGTTGTGCTTTGAATTACCAGGTGCATGGAAATGTTTCGAAATCAAAAACTCAGTTAGCGACTTCTACTCTTCCGCTTCTCTTTCTTTTTGGGGTGATTACAATTATTACATTCTTAATGCAGATATATATGAAAAGGTTAAAGATGATATACCAAACGGAATTGGTATCTGGTTGGTATATAAAGATAAAAGTATGTCCTGTGTAAAGAAGCCTAAAAAACAAGAAAGAAAATTTACACATGAACAATTACTATTCGCTATGACACAGGCTTTAAGTAGAGAATATAAGAAATATAGAAAGATATTGGAGAAAAAGGATAAATGAAATGCAAATTAATAAGTTTGGATACATCTAGTAATTCTACCGGTGTAGCAATTTTTATTGACGGGACTCTTTCTCGTCATTTTTTAATTGATTTGAAGAAAATAAAAAATACAGATGAACGTATAACAGAAATGATCAAACAAATTTATACAGTAATTGGTACCGAAAAGCCAGATATTATTGTAACTGAATTAACAGTTGTTACTCGTAATGCTCAAGCGCAAAGGAACTTAACTATGATATTGGGTGCAATATACGGTAAATGTATAGAAAACGGTATCTGGTACCATTCATTTAGACCAACCGAATGGAGAAGTTTAATTGATACAGACAAAAAGCCCAAAGGTCGCAAGAGAGAAAATTATAAAGAATGGTCTATGGAACTTGTGAGTGATTTTTATAACATAGAATCTAATGATGATGTTTCTGATGCTATTTTACTTGGGAGAGCTTATTCAAATAAATTTAGTTAAGGAGATTTTTTTTAATGTATTCGTGGGAGATACACAAAATTTTGGACGAACATAATTATACTCTTCCATCCTCTATTTATGTTGAGATTTCTGATACAAGGAAAAGTCCTCAAATATCTTTTATAGGATATGATAGCGGGTCGAATAATCACGTTATAGAAACAAAAGATGGTTGGAGTTGGATGTTTAAAGTATATAAAGATTAAAAGGAGAAATGATTATGAATAAAAAAGAAAGAATTGCAGTATCTAAATTCGTAGAAGGGTTTAATAGATTAAAGACCGAAGAGTTAAAAGCTAAATATGTAAATGAGCACATCACTACTACTTATGCTCCTATTGCCCAAAAAATTTCAATATTAAATTTAATGAATGAGAAGTCTGTTAAAAAGGCAGATATAGATTACATTGATTTAACTATTTCAAGGATTAATTTTATAATGGGTATTCTTGTATTATATACAGATATTACACCAGACAAAGATAAAGACGGTAAATCTTTAACATTAAATTCATATGATTTATTAAGAACTTCTGGTGCAATTTCATACATATATGATGCTATTGGTTCTGATCTTGAAGAACTTATGAATGTACAAGCTACCGTTTTAGATACTTGGCATAATGCTAATTGCTCTACCGAGGCGTTTATTGCAAAGCAAGTAAATAGATTTGCTGGAATATTTGGTGGACTTGCTAATATTAGTATTGAGAAGTTGGTTGAAGTTCTTGAAGATGAAACTAAAATGAAAAAGATTGTGCCTTTATTTGAAAAGGCGTTAAAGAAAGGTTAAGTAAAAATATAAGCCCTTATATTTAAATATATAAGGGCTATTATTATATAAAGGAGGTTATCTATGCCACGTAAAATAGAAACGGAATATGCAAAAAGAAGACAAATTCTTATTGATAGATATGTGGAAAAATTTTATGATGCTGCGGTTAATTCTATAGAACGAACAGTTAAAGAATTATGTAAAGAAGCTTCTAATATTTTTGATAGTTGTATTGACCAATTTTATTTATACCAAACAAAAAGTTACCGCCGACATGAAGTTGGTAAAGGCACGGGGACAGGTATAAATTTATATCGTGCAAATCAAATACACTTAAATTACAAAGGAGGAGAATTGACTAGTTTTTATATAGAAATAAACGCTGATAATATGGCCCCTTACAAATCTTATAAAAACGGTGAGGGTAGGCGAAAATTGGTTAGTGCTAAATATGTATTAGACAACGTAATGAAAGGTATTCGTGGATTAGAGGATGAATATATAAAAAATGGTTTTGCATCATATGATAACCATTGGTCTGCAACGGTTAAGACAAAATATTTTGGTACATTAAGCGGAACTCCAAATCAAATTTTTGATATATTTGATTCGCATTTTAAAGAGATTGCATTTACAGTAAACAATAAGTATAGGAGAGATGCTTTTAGAAAAATTAATATAAGGTAGGTGATTATATTGAAAAAAAAATATGATTTAGGTTTTTTAAAAGATGGACTAAAAGAAGATATCACCTCAGTAATTACCGATGCTTTTTCTGAAGCGACAGATGAAGGTTTTGACCGTGGAGAAAAAATCTTAAAAGAAAGAAGTAGAAAGGCCAAGGAAAGGGTTAAAAAATCAGCAAAAGAACAAGCAAAAGAAATTTCATCGGAAATCAATAAAGAGACTAATAAACAAAAGATAGAGGTTATGGCCGAAACTGAGTTAATGATTGAAAAAAGTTCTAATGAAGAATCTAAGAAAAAAACAAAAAAGATAGTCGATGAACAAATTGACGAAGTTCAGGATGAAGTTAATAAAGATACTAAAAAACACAAAGTTAAAGCCAAAGTTGAAGTTGGCCCGGCAATTGAAGAAGCCGTAAACACTAAGGCGAAAAAAAATATTGAAATTTCAGTAAAAAAGCAATTAGAAAATGCTGAAAAAATCGTAGAACAAGCTAAATCAAAGTATGTAAAAAAATGGGGAAATTTTGATTTAATTGGAGAATTAGATAACACCGGTTTAGATATTAGCTCAATAGAGAAGAAATTAAAAAAAATATTCGATAGCGACAACCTTTATAGTACCAACGGTATAAAACGATTTTTGTCTTTATATGCCGCTCATCAAGAACTAGGCGGAAATAAAAATAAAGATTATGAAGATCTTGTAAAAGCGGAACTTACCAATACTGGATATGATAAAGACGTTGGAATAAAAAATAGAATAGAATTTTATAATACTCTTTATGACACCGCCAAAAGGCTCGTGCCTATATTAAAAGAGGCAAAATCAGAAATTGAAACAACACAAGAAATTGTTGATAAGTCTAACAAACCTAAAAAAGTCGAAAAAGGAAAACCTTCTTCGGATAAAAGTTCTGAAACTGTAGAAGATGTTGTAAAAGTAGAAGAAAAAAAGCAAAAAGCTATTAAAGAAACTCGAAAACAAATTGATTATGAAAAAGCTAGTGTTGAGGAATTGATAGCTACATATAAAAAATCAGAAAAGGCGTTAAAAACTTCTAAGAAACAAGAAACTATTGATTTTCATAATAACGTCATTGCTAGTGCTGGTAGTTCTTTAGAAAGCAGAGGCTATTCTTTAGTTGATGGTTCATGGAATCAAACAGAGGTTTTATCGGGTACTGATGACGTACAGCCTGTTATTGAAGGACAAGAAAAGATTCAGAACAAACTTAAAGAAACAGAAAATCAAGCCAGGGTTACAGCAGATGCAATTAAAGAAGCATATGAAAGAAGAGAAAGTTCGCATGATTCATGGGATAAAGCAAGTATTAATAGAACTCTAAATTCAGATGAAGCTACGAGTATGTCTAGTACTCGTCAAGTATTAACTGATTTAAAGAACGCTCATGAAGCTTATGATCTTTCTATTAATAATCAATGGGATTGGGAGCATCAATATCAATGGGCTGTAAAGTTTATTGCCTTTTACGAAGAATATGCCTCAAGGGCTAATGGCACTGCCAAATCTTTGGCAAAGCATACTGAATTATACAACCAGTTAAAACCATTAGCCGAAGGTTATAGAGCTGATTTGCAAGCAGTTTTGGATTATAAACCAAAAGTCAATCAAACTCCTCTTTCATCAGACAGTAAAGCAGATGAAATTACCAAAGAAACTGCTATAGAAGTTAAACAAGCCAACGAAAAGATAATTGCTTCCAATAAAGAGGCTATAGCATCTGAAGAAGCTAAAGAGAAAGCGTTAAGCATTGATAACTCAATTCCTAATACCAGTTCAATTGATGCAGAAAAGGCCAAGTTAAAGGAATTAGAAAAAGCAGTATCTTTAGTAATCGAAGAAATTGATAGAAAGACTCAGGCTTTTCATAATGAAAAAGCTGCAGTTGATTTAATAATTCCTACAGAGATTGCTAAACTTGAAGCTCTCGAAGGCGAACTTATTACTATTAGAGAGTTATTAGAACAAATTTCTAAAGTTACTATCAACTTATCTTTTGACACTACTAATCTCGATGAAAATACTCAAAAGGTTTTAAAAGATATAACTGAATCTCTTAATAATATAGACACATCTTCATTAGGTAATATTGGAAATATATTAGAAGGATTTAAAATATCAAAATCAAATGTTGATAATTTACAAAAGCTTGCAAATGCAATCTTGACATTAAAGAGTAATTTAAATAATATAGGTGGTCAAGGCCAGCAATTTCTTTCTGATATCAAAGAATTGATTAGTCATTCTGATAACTTGAAGAATTTAGCAACTATTATAACCGCTACTTCTCAAAAGATAAAACAGACAAAAGAAGCTGTGGGTGTTACTCAAGGCAATATTGAAGAAAAAGATACAAATAAATTATCAGACGATGCCAATAATCAGGCAATTAAGAGTTATGAAAAATTAATTAACAAACTCAAGACTTATTATGATTTAAAACTTAGAGAAGACAAATTATACCCAAAAGAGCAACTTCTTTTAAAAGAATTGGAGAAAAATATAAATGATGCGATAGAGGCCAAAGATAAGTTTGCTAATTCTCCGTTTGCGACAGAAAAAGCTAAAAATGATTTAGCAGAGATGCAAAATACGTTTAAAAAAGTGTTGCCTGGAGGACTTAAAACATATCTTAATGAATTTGCCGAAAAATATGAATTAAAGGTAAATAGAAGCCAAATAAATCCAAAAGACTTAAAGTATGTCAATGAGTATAATAAAAAATTAAGCGAACTTCATACTAAGATTGGAAGCATTAAAGAAAGTAATGTTGAATTTCTTTCAGATGATAATTTTAAAGTACTTGGAAATACCATAAATGAAATTATTTCTGATTTTGAAAAATTAAAAGAATCTATTGGAAGAGTAGATGTAGTAATAGCCGATGAAACAAAAGCTTATAGCACCTTAGAACATATAGAAGATCAGATGCGTAAAAATGATAGAATGGCCTATAGTTTGCGCATAAAATACGAGCAACTAAGAGACAGTTTAAGACAAGCATTTGATACAGATGGAAAAATTCAAATCACAGACAAAGAATTGGATAATTTAATAAAAAGAGTTGCCCGATTAGATGCAGAATTAAAAAGTAGCGGAAAAACTGGTAAAACACTATTCTCTCAAGCCGCACAACGACTAGGAGATATGAATAGCAAGTTTATAGCTCAGTACTTTAGTTTTCAAGATATTCTTAGATATGGACGACAGGCTATTGAAACTATTAGAGAATACGATAAAGCTCTTACTGAAATGAATAAGGTGTCAGATGAGAGTATTCGTATTTTAAAAGAGTTTCAAACCGAAAGTTTTGAATTGGCTAATGAGATAGGTACTACTGCTCAACAAATTCAAAATAGTACTGCCGATTGGATGAGATTAGGCGAAAGCTTAGAGGAAGCAAAACAATCAGCACAAGATGCAAATATTTTATTCAATGTGTCTGAATTCGAATCTATAGATGAAGCGACTAGTTCTTTGGTTTCTATGAGCCAAGCATTTAAAGATCTTGAAAAAGGAGAAATCATTGATGTAGTAAATAATCTTGGTAACAATTTTGCAATATCTACAGATGGTTTAGCTACAGCTTTACAAAATTCAGCAAGTTCTTTAAAAACAGCAAAGAATGATTTTTACGAAGCCGCAGCACTTGCTACTGCTGCTAACACTGTAGTTCAAGACCCGTCAAAAGTAGGAACAGGTTTAAGAACCATAGCTTTAAGATTAACAGGTACAGAAGCGGCTAGAGAAGAACTTGCCGCACTTGGAGAAGATGTAGACGACTTTGTTGTTACTACTACTTCTAAGCTTGATCAACAAATTAAAGACCTTACTAAAACTCAAGGTAATTTTGGCGTATCACTTCTTGATATGAATGGCAATTATCGTAGTACATATGAAGTATTGCTTGACATTGCAAAGGTATGGGATAAAATTGCAGAGGAAGATTTAGTAACTGGCGAGAACAGACAAAATGCATTACTTGAAATGATGTCTGGCAAAAACCGCAGTAACATCCTGGCGTCAGTATTGCAGTCTCCAGATGTTCTTGAAGAAGCATATGCGTATGCTCTTGATTCAGAAGGCTCGGCTTTAAAAGAAAATGAAGCTTATCTTGAATCTATTGAAGGACATATGGCTCAACTTAAAAATTCATGGGATAATCTTTTTGTTAGTGAAAATAATAGAGAGACGATAACGTTCTTTTTAGATTTGGCAAAAAGTATTTTAGATGCAGCAAATAATTTTGGTGCATTTAATAGTATTGCAATGACAGCAGCCGGATTATTTGGTGCTGTAAAAGGCGAAGGTAGGGTTAAAAAGTTTACCCTTATTAAATATGCCTTCGAGGAGTTTAACGGTGACGTGTACGAGTTATGTATAGCATAATAAGGACTCCTATAGTTAAATCACGTTAAATGGAGTGAAAACACTTTTCTATTATTAATTATAGAACGGGGAAGAAAAGTAACTAGAAATAGTTATGAAGCAAATTAAAATATTGAATACCAAACTATAATGGTGACATTATAAGTGGCGAATGTGAAAGCATGAGGTATGGTAACAACGTCAATATAATCAGGAAACTGAGTTTGCCAATCCGCAGGCGAAGCTTCTCTATGAGAAGAAACCTCATCGACTATCATCGTGATATGGATGAAAGTTCATAAAAGTATAGTCACGGACTAAAGTGAGAATAGCACTTAATTAATAGAGTATTTATGTTCATACTCTTCTATTCAGTTAGGGCTTATAGCATCAGTAAGTTAGAACATAGATGATGCCTAACCAAATAGATAAAAAGAATTTATATATATTAGATAAAATCGTAGGAAACTCAAAATCATACCTATGATAACCTAACACATTGTGGATTAATTAGATTTTAAAAAATTATCAATTTGAGTTTTTCTTTCTAATTCGTTTAAAGATAAATATTCATCTCTATTCATATATAATTTTATCATGGGTAGATTACATTTATTGCAGATTACCTCTCTTCTACTGTGGAGATGGGCGATCATTTTACATTTGGGACAACAAAAAATCCTTAGCATATAAAACCTCTAAAAATCCGAATTACACTTTCTACAGTGCCATTGTTTGCCAGCTTTACCACTACCCAATCCAAACAATCCTGTAGATAACCAACGAGATGCGCCTGAGATTTTCTTAGTGTCGGTTGACTTACAATAAGGGCAAGTGACGACAACTTTGTTAGCTGCTTGTTTTGCAAGCCTTGCTTGATATGCTTTATATTCAGCATTCCATTGCTCTTTTTGCTTCATATGCGCTAAATATCTTTTATGTTCATCTGGATCAATATAGTAACCTAATTTGAGCATATATTTATATTGTTCTTCTTTAGGCATTAATTCAAATTGGGCATAATTCGGAACATTGGTTTCATTAAGTACCATAAGGTTATCACCAACAAAACAATGAGGGCACCAAGCAACATCCAGTGCTTGCGTACCGATATGTCCACATTTTTTACAAAATTTTAAACCCATTTCTACTTCCATTTTGTATCAACTCCTTTAAGATATTATATTATAATCCACAAATAATGTCAAATAGTCTAGATATTTAAAGATCTTAAAAATTTCTTTACTATAAATAAAATACCTAAATATGAAGATACAAAAATCCAAGAATTAAAACAACAATATATTCAGCTAACTAGTCGCATGGAAGATACCAAAGAAAGGGCTGAGGTTGCAGCCGAGCATATTGGTGGTATGAGTAATAAAGTAGTTAACTATGCAAAAGATGCAAAGAATACTGGTAAATCAGCAGATGAATTTGCAGATAGTCTTAGAAATCAAAACAAGACCGTAACAACAGGTCAAAAGGTGTTGGGTGGTCTAGGGTCGGCAGCGAAAAAAGCAGGTAAGATGTTAGTTTCTGCCCTTGCTTCAATGGCTATTGCTTTTGCAGTTTCTAAAGTTATAGAGGGAATAACAGAGATTGCAACTGTCACGGAACGTTTAAAAGAAAAGGCACAAGAACTTGGAAAAACTTTTAAAGAGACTAAAGAAGATATTGAGAGCTATAAAGAAAAAATTACAGAACTTAATAAGGTAATTAATGATGAATCTTCTACTTTCGAGGAAATCGGACAAGCTCGTGTTGATTTAATGAATGTTCAAGATGAAATCATTGAGAAGTTTGGCTCAGAAATGGATGTAATTAATGCTACTACCGATGCCATTAAAGGGCAAGTAGATGCGTTAGATGAACTAACAAAGAAGAAATATGACCAACTCAAATATGAATATAATGATGAAGGCTTAATGGATAGATCTGGCAGGGGAATAAATAATATCTTAACATCATTAGGTTTAGGTAGTTCTACATCGTCGCTTATGAAAAATATAGAACAATCTATCATTGGTATTGGTGATGGAATGGTATCTATTGAAAATAATATAATTAACTCAACTAAAGATATACCTGTTATAGGCAAAGCTATGCAATATATTATAAGCGGAAGCAGTGGAGCCTTTAGTTATTCTCAAACAACTCCTTTAGAAGATTTGCAGAATACTATGGAAAATTATTCTGTAACATTAGAAGGGTCTATAGAGGATAGTGTGATAGCTTCTCTTTATCCTGAAATGGTAAAAGTTACAGATGAGGGTGTGGTATTATCTGGTACGATGTACGATGTACAAAGCGCTCTTGAAAATATTAAATCATTATCTTCTAAGATGTCATTAAGCAAAGGATTTACTAAATCATTAGAAGATGCAAAATCGAATATTGATGCTTATATAGATGCATATGGCGAACTTCATAATCAGACCGTTTATTATGAGCAAATCGAACCTAATGAAACTTATAAGGCTTATTATGATGATATAGAATTTAAGAAAGTTGCTTATGACACTGCTATAGAGGGCGGAGATCGTAAAACAATTGAAGATGCTAAAAACGATTTGCTTACATCAATCAGCACAGCAATAAAAAATACTTCTAGTTCAGTTCAGGATTATTTTGAACAGATGTACCCTAAATTAACTAATGAATTAAATGTTTTTGATTTTGAAAATGCCTTAAAGATTAATTCAAGTATAAATAGAAAAGGGTTGGTCGGACAATATTCTGTAGGAATTAATGATGCATTATCTAAAGATTTACAAACGTTACAAGAATATAGTATTGAAGATTTAAAGAGTTTTGATTATAATACAGAGACTTTCGATAAAAAACAAGCTCTTAGCAATCTACAAGCTATAGCTAATCAATATTTCCAAGGTAATATTGATTCTCTGTTATCTTATTTAAATGATATTGGAAAAGTGTTCACAGAAGAACAACAAACAGTTCTTGAACAAATTCCAAAAGAGTATTGGGATAAGTATTCAGACGAAGAAAAAGGTTATATCTTAAAAGATTCTGAGATGCAAAAACGCATTCGTCAATTCAATCAGAAATCAAAAGATAAAAATGATTGGATAAATTCTTTAACAGGTGGGGACATAGAACAAGAATCTCAGTTACGTGAGTATTATAAAGCTTATTCAGAAGCCACAGATACAGGCAATGAAGAAGTTGCTAATGAATATCTTGAACTCTTTAAAGAATTTGTAGCAAATAAAGGCATTGATGTAAATTCATTAATTGAGGCACTTAGTTATTCAGAAGAAGAATTCCACGAATGGCTCAAGAGACAAATTAAAGAGGGAACGTCTAAGTCTAAAAAGAATTATTCATCTTTATTTGAAGAAATCAATAAAGCTTATTCAAAGCTGAAAGATGGTGCCGATATAGTATTCTCTGCAAATGAAGAAATAGAATCTAATGGTAAGGTATCTCTTGATACTTTAACGAAGATGGTAGAGTTATATCCAGAACTTAATGAAGCAGCTTATAGATACAGATTAGGTTTAATTTCTGAAGAAGAATTATTTGCTGAATTAGAAAGTGCTTATAACTCAGACAGAGATGAGTATTTAGCGGAACTTAAAGCAAAGACTGAGGCAGATGATATTTATTGGAATTCAATGAAAGATAAGTATCCAGAAGTCTTTGATAAATTAAAAACTCTTTATAGCGATGATTTTAAGAGTTGGAAAAATCTTACCCAAGCAAAAACCGAATTACAAACAACTTTCCTTAAACTTTTAGAAGACGAACAAAACGCAGTATTCAGTCAAAAGAATAATTTATTAAATAAGTATGGTATTGATTTAGATAGATATGCAAAACTTATTAAGGACGAAACAACTGGTTTATACAAAATTGATACTAGCGTTTTTGATGGTGGTTCATTTACTAATGATGCAGATGATGCAGAAGGTTTAGAATTAGCATTCAAAGAATATTTAGATAAAATTCAAGCTGAAGCCGACAGATATAATAAGGCGATAGAAGAATTAAATAAACTTGTATATGACCCTACAGATATTCAAAAAGAAGATTCTAAATGGGAAAATGTTTCTGATAAAGGTTCATCTTCTACTGATTCTTGGAAAGAAGAATTTAACACATATTTCGCAACATTAAAGCACATGCTTGAAATGGATGAGATTACTCAAGCTCAGTACTATGCTACTCTTGATAGTCTTAATCAAAAATACTTTGCTAATCGTGAAGAATATCTTGACGAATATCGTCAATATGAAGAAGAAGTATATAAAGGTTTAAGAGGTTTACAATCAGACGCTATATCTGATATTAAAGATCTTCGTGATATGACCATTGATATGATCAAGCAGACTATGGAAGCTGAAATAGAGGCTCTTGAAGAAAAGCGTGAAAAGTTCAATGAGGAAATCGAAGCTCGTAAAGAAATTATTGAGTTAATGAAAGATGAAGCTGACCACGAAGAAGAATTAAATGAAAAGAATAAAGCTGTTACTGATATTCAGTTACAAATTGATGCTTTGAAATATGATAATTCTGCCGCTGCTCAAAAGAAGCTTAGAGAACTTCAAGAAGAGTTGGTTGACGCACAAAAGGAACTTTCTGATTATATTACAGACTATGAATATGAACAGGAAATAGAGCGTCTTGATAAAGAAGCCGAAGCCTACGATGAAAAAACACAAGCTGAAATTGATAAGATTCAAGAGTTACTTGATAACGAAGAATATTTAATCAAAGAAGCAAACCGCATGATGCAGGAAGAGTCCGATACTCTATATGATAGGCTTATTTCTTGGAATAAAGAATTTGGCTCTACTATTGATGCAGATGTTCGTGACAAATGGGAAAAGGCTCAAACTGCATTAGGTAATTTCAAGGGCGAACTTGAAACTGTTGCAGAACTCTATGAAAGACTTAAAGAGACAGAAGTAGATAATAAGCTTACCGATTCTAATATTATGAATCAGATAGTTAATGTTCCGGGTAAAACTGGCACCAACAGTGGTTCTAACACTACTGGTTCTGGCTCAGGTACTGGCACAGACAATAAAGACACTACTCCTACTACTTCTAATACCTCAAACAAAAAGCCAAAAGAGCATATTGTTCAAAAGGGTGAAAGTTTATGGAGTATTGCAAGAGATTATTATGGTCAAGGAACTGAATGGGAAAAGATTCGTGATTATAATAATATTGATGATAGCAATCTTATTGTTCCAGGTCAAAAACTTATTATTCCATTTAAGACGGGTGGATATACTGGAAACGATGAGGGTCTTGCGTACTTACATCAAAAAGAACTTGTTCTTAATGAACATCAAACACAACCTGTTTTAGAAGCATTGCCAAAACTAGCAAATGTGCTTCCTAATTTACAGGAACTTATAGATATGGGGTCTTACTTAGTTCAAAAGAGTTTTAACCCTATCTCTACTCCTGCTTTTGCAGGTATACAACCACAAAATATTATATCAATTGGAGATATTAATATAAATGGTAATATGGGAGATTTAACTATGGCTGACCTGAATAAGTTTAGAAAAGACATAGTAAACGATGTATTCACATCAATTAACAAATCCAGATTAAAATCTGGCAGATAAAATATTATGCTACATAGTCTGCAATACGGCTATGTAGCATTTTTAATTGCATAAAAAAAAGAAAACGGGGTGACTATTTTGATAAATTGTAACGCAGATTATTTTACTTATAATAATGTTTCTTCTGAAGAATACGAACTTATTTTAGCTTCTATTGATACAACAATCAATCAAGAAGTAGGTGGTGGTTTTGAATATACAACATATAGAAATGCTAAATCACCACAACATAAAATGCAAGAAATAAAATATGAAAAGAGTTTTGAATATGAAGTTGAATTTCTTTCGCCATATACAAAACTCGATGACAAGTTTAATGAAATTTGTAATTGGCTTTTAAATAGATCTAATTTTGCAAAATTTAAACTGAACTCTTGGTCAGACGAATACATAAATTGTATTTTTACAGATGCAGAAAAGATACAACTTTTTGGCGAAGAAGGATACGGAATATATGGAATTAAAGCTACATTAAAAGCAGATTCTGTATTTAAATGGTCAGAAGTTTCTACAACATATACCTATGATGAATTAGTTAATACTGTAAATTTAGAAAATAATACAGACGTTAGGGAATATACATATCCTACTCTTATTATTAAGACAGGAGAAACTGGTGGAGATATTGTTGTTCAGAATGTATCAGATAATAATAGACTTATATCTATTACTGATGCGTTACCAAATGACACTATAACTATATCTTCTTTCCCAAAAACAATCACCTCTCTTCTAAAAAATAGGGAGCCTTTATATGAATCATTTAACAAAAAATTCCCTAGATTGATGCAAGGAACAAATAACATAGGAATTGTTGGAGATATCTCTGAACTTACTTTTAATTATAAGATTGGAAAGGTGATTAACTAATGATAGCTAAATTTGACACTTATAACAATTATGATGATTTAGTAGTGTCTTTAAGACAACCATCCGATGAATTTATAGACTTTGTTGAAGTTAGAGATATTAATATATCTCCTGAGTTTAATGCCGTGTCTGAAATGTCTTGTACAATATATAAAATAGATAACCTCACCGAAACATATGATGCTGTTGAAGTAAAAAGACAGTTATATGTCGAAGATAGAGGTTATTTTATTATTACTGCTTGCGAAGATTACAAGGATGATGAAGGTGAATATAAATCTCTTACTCTTCTATCTTGCGAACACGAATTAAGTTATAAAAAACTTAATTATTTCAAGGGTACATATAAATTTTACGGAACTTTTACAGACGAAGAAGGTAATGAAAAAAGAGGTCTTATGGACGAGATTATGCAATCTCTTCCACGCTGGAGTATTGCACACATTGATGATGCTGTAGCAGAGAGATGGCGTACTTTTGATGAGCCAGACACTACCTTATACGCTTTCTTAATGGAAGATTGCGAAGAGTCTTATGAATGCATCTTTGAATTTGATATTAAGACTAAAGAGATTTATGTATATGATAAGAATAATTACATTAAGAAAACAACAATCTGCCTAAGTAGAGAAGACGTTATATCAAGTATAAAGACCAACACAAAGGTTGAAAATATATATACTGCTATCTCTATTTATGGTGAAGATGATATTACTATAAATTCATTAAATCCACTCGGTACTGCTACTTTATATAATTTCTCATATTACAAGCCTTGGATGAGCGAAAGTTTAAGAAATAAGCTTACTATATGGGAAAATAAGATAAAGACTTATGAACCAGAGATGGAAACTAATCGTAACTCTCTCGCTACTCTTATGACAGAGTTACAAAGTATCCAAACAGATATTAATACTGCTAACGAAAAGATTACTCTTTACGAGAAACAAATGGGCGTAGACAGTATTAATGAAGAATCTATAGTTTCTTTAAATACTCTTATAACAGAGCAAAGAAGTTTGTTGGAGCAATATAATACAAATAAAAATAATAAAGAAGCTGAGATTAATACTCTACAGGAAAGATTTAATACTATCTATGCAGATTGTAGTTTTGAAACGAACTTTACTGTAGATGAGATTAAAGAATTAGATGCATATATATATGAATCAAGTTATGTCGAAGACAATCTTAACATTACTGAGAACATGACTTATGCTGAAGAATACGATATTATTAAGCAATTATATGACAAGGGTAAAGAGGTATCCGAAAATTTAGGATATCCTGCCGAAGAACTAACAATTGATACTAACAACTTTATATTCCAAAAGGAATTTGCCGATTATACAGAACAGTTAGAGACAGGTTGTTTAATTGATATCGCATTGGATGATGATAATATTGTTACCTATGTATTGCTTAAAATTGATGTTAATTATGAAGATAAGACTGTTGCTCTTACATTGGGCAATAAATATAGAACTTCCGATGCACAAGCTTTGTTTAAAGATTGGCAAGCAAATGTATCTAATGCTGCTTCTACGCTTACCTATGAAAGAAGTAAATATGGCAAAGCAGTTAATAGTGGTAGCCTTGATAGAATGAATTCTTTCATGCAATCTAGTTTAGACTTAACACTCAATGCAGTCAAAGCAAGTGATGGACAATCTATGGAAATAACAGAATCTGGTCTTAAGGGAAGAAGAATTAATCCTGATACTAACAAAGTTGACCCTGAACAGATATGGATTACATCTAATAATATTGTGTTTACAGATAATAATTGGGAAGACATTAAAACTGCCATTGGTAGATTAATATTACCTGATGGAACTATTGGTTATGGTATTAATGCAGAATACTTACTTGGTAAATGGATTATTGGTGAAAATATGGAAATCACCAATGAAAACGGTAGTTTTAGAATTACTAAGGATGGTATTGATGCTTCTTTTAGTGAACAAATTCAAGAAGAAGTTGAAAAAGCTATTGAGGGGTTAGAGGTTGAAAATAATACTAATTCTACTACTGCTTCTTCTCCTATAGTCCTTACCGATAGTGCTGATGGTGGTTATATTGGTATGAATATTTATGGTAGAAGTACACAAAAAACAAGAAGTGGTAAGAACAAGTTTGATGAAGAAAGAGCAAAAAAAGGTTCTAATTATACATCTAATAGCAATATAGGAGTAAATTGGTACACTACAACAATAGATTTACTACCAAATACAGAATATACAATAACCAGATTTGCTAATAATATATCTGCAAATAGAGCATTTAATTTACAATTTTATTTATATGAAGATACTACTAATACATTGTTTTATGTTAATAATGGCTATAACGAACCAATATTGAATAAAAAAACACTAACTTTCACAACTGGAGAAAGTGGAAAGATTTATTTAGCCGCTTTATACGGAAATGATGAAAGATTTACAAATTTATTTAGTAATATTGATATTCAAATAGAAGAAGGTTCTGCTTCTACTGAATATGAACAATATGGAGTAAGCCCCAGTCCAGAATTTTCAAGTGAAATTGAGAGTGTTGGAACATATGATGAAACAAGCGGAAAATATAAAATATTGGTTAACAGTACAGTAAATCTTGTTAGATATGTAGAAATGGGTGGAGCTTACACTACGGATGGAACAGATATGCCGAGTGACACCTTGTATAGAACAAACTATATGAAAGTCACTCCTAATAGTAAATTATATGTGTATGGTTTCGACATTTCTACTACAAGAAATGTAAGATTGTTCTACTATGATAAAGACAAGAAATATATATCGACTTATTTAGGTACAAACTACTTTGATGTGACAACGCCAAGCAATTGTTACTATATAAGAGCGAATCTTGATAAGTCCGTAGTTAATTACCAAAACATTGTTATTAGTTATTCCCCACAAGATAAATACGGAGAAACACAAGCCTTATTTAAAATTCAAAATGGCTTAAACAGTGTAGGCGATGTTAAGGATGAAGTAGACTTAGCCAGAGGTGTGTTGATACAGAGAGTTGGCGTTATTGATTTAGGTACTTTGAATTGGAGTGTATCAGGCTCAAGATTTCAAGCAAACCCATTAAATGCAAAGCATACTGATAGTGCGTGGAGTTTGGCTAATTTACTTTGTACACATTACAGAGTAGACTATGCACAAAATACTTGGAGTGAGGTTAATGATAAAAGAATATCAATCAATCAAAACGGAGTTATTCATATAGTGGATAAAGATTATACGGACGCTACGTCTTTTAAATCTGCTATGAGTGATGTGTATTTAATTTACGAACTTGCCACACCGATTGAAATTCCACTAACCGAAGATGAAATGGCTCAATACAGAGCATTACAAACTTACAACCCTACTACTGTCGTGTCTGCCACAGATAATGCTCTTATGTATGTTGAGTATTATAGGAATACAACAGACGGACAAGCATTGGCTAATGCTAACGCTAATAATAATCAAAATACCGAAGCTTTACTTAAAAAATATAGTGATTTAGAACAAACGGTAGATGGTTTTAAAATTGAAGTTGGTGAAACTGTTACTACTAACTACGATGAATTAAAAAAGAATATTGATGATGTTAATACTTCTCTTAATAAGGCAATCGAAACTCAACAAGCGGCGATTTCTTTAAATGCTGACGGAATCAATCAAATTTGGAGTAAGAATTATACAACCAAAGATGATGTTGATAATATTATTTCTGAACAGACAGAAAGTGTTATACAACGTGTTGGAAAATTAGAGGGCGATGTAAGTGGTTTTAAAGTCGATATAACTACAGTTCAAACCGATGTTGATGGACTTTCGACAAATATAAATAAACATATGCAATTTACTGAAGATGGACTTATATTGGGAAATAGTGAAAGTTCGTTTAAAACGCAATTAACAGAAACAGAATTAGCATTTTTAGATGGTGATGATAAGGTTGCTTACATAAGTAATAAAACTATGAATATTACAAGTGCACAAGTGGAAGATAGATTTATACTCGGAAATTATTTATATGAAAAAACAGCAAATGGATTAAATGTAAAATATATAAGGGGAGGTGTATAACATATGGCTAATGGAAGTTTTAGTAGTGCTGTTTATAGCACTTCGGGTTTGTCTTTAGGTACAATAACTGTTAATTGGAGTAGTGTAGCCAATACTACTAATAATTATTCTGATGTTACAGTAAGCGTAACAGTTCCGACAGTTACATATGCTCATAATCTTAGAAGTAAGGCATACTCTCTTTTATGTATTGATTCGGCTTCGACTTATCATGGAACTACAAATTATGCATCTGCTAGTGGCGGTGTATATACATTAGCTAGTCGAACATATCGTGTATACCATAATTCAGATGGTACAAAATCTGGGACAATAAGTTTTTATATGGCTGGATTCACATTTACATCTGACGATGATGAGGGTACTACAACTACTCATACCGTAAATGCATTTTCGGTATATAATACAGTAACATTAGATAAAATTACAGTTGTTGCAAATAACCCTTCTATTCCAACAGTTTCAACAAGCACTTTAGAAATGGGTTCGTCAGTGACAATTAATACCAATAGAACAAATAACACATACACTCATACACTTAAATATAGTTTTAATGGACATAGTGATACTATTGCTACAAATGTTGGTGCCGAGCATCCTTGGACTCCAAAAGTTGAAACATTTGCTCCTATGATACCTAATGTCTCATCTGCTATATGTACTATTTCTTGCGAAACTTATAATAGTTCAGGTACAAAAATAGGAGATACAAAATCTTGTACTATAACCTTAACAGTCCCTAAAACTGTTAAACCAACAGTACACACAAGTATATCTCAAGCAGATTCTGTTGTGCCTAGTTCGTGGGGTATTTATGTTAATGGTAAATCTAAGATTAAAATATCTGCTAGTGCTACAGGAACATATGGAAGTTCTATAAGTACCTATTATATATCTGGCGCAGGATACTCTTCTAATACAAACACTTTAACAACGGGTGTTTTGTATAAAACAACATCTTCAGAAAGTGAAACTATCAACTTTACTGTTAAGGTTACTGATAGTAGAGGGAATCTAGCCGAAGAGATTGTTCCAATTACCCTATATGCTTATAATGTACCATCTGTATCTAATGCAAGTGTTCTAAGATGCAATTCATCTGGGGCAGTTAGTGATGAAGGTACAAGTGCATTGGTTCAAGCCACTGCTATTTATAGTTCTTGTAATGGTAAGAATGCATGTACCTTACAAGCCACTTATGGAACATCTAAAACAAATTGTGGTGATGAAGAAGCATTGGTTAGTGGAGTTGCTAAGACTTGTTGGACAGACAAGATATTAACAGATAGTAACTATGTAGTTAAACTAATTGCAACTGACTTCTTTGGTAATTCGACACCATTATATTTAGATTTAACATCTACAGGTGTATTGTTGTCGTATTATGAGGATACTGGTTTTACTTTAGGAAGTACTGCTACTGGCTCAGGATTTGTGTGTCACATGGATACAGATTTTAAGAAGGATGTAAAGAGTGAACTTGATGTAATTGCAGGATATGGCACAGATGATGAAACAAGCCTTTTAGAACTTAAAGAACTAATTGGCACAGGTGGTGTTACTATTGATAGTGCATTGTCTGACACAAGTACAAATCCTGTACAGAACAAGGTTATAAATGCAGCATTGAATGACAAATTGTCAACAAGTGGTGGCACAGTATCAACTGAATCTTTCGGTGCTTTAACTATTGAAAGAGCAGGAAGTGCCTATGGTGCAGGTATGTCTTTCAAGAATTCAAATGGTGTCCTTGGTCACATATATATGGGTGGTGCACCTAATGGTGGGTTATTACGAGCCACAGCAGACCAACAGACAACATATTCAATACTTGATTCAAGCAATTATACAAGCTACTGTACACCTGCTAACATAGGTGCTGCAACAAGTAGTCATACACATGATGGGTATGCAACATCAGATGGCATTATAACAGGCTTATTAGAAGAGAGTGGTAATATATGTGTATCTACAACATCAGGTGACGTTATATTGGCAACAGAACATAGCTTACCTAATGGGTGGTTCACAAAGGTATTAACCTATTCAAGTAGCCTTAGTTCAGGCAGTGGTGAAGTTGTATGTTATTATCATCCTACTTTGAAGCTTGCAGTAGTGTATATAGATTGCGTCACATTCGGTGAAAATAGTGGACTTATGGTAACGAACTTACCAAAACCAGCCTATTATATTGATTTTATTATATCAGAAGATTATACACAATCAGCTTCGGGGTACATTGGCACCAATGGTAGGAT